GTTATGCAAGCATGCGTACACCTTGGCGGTATGTCCATGTCGGAAGCAGATAAAGTTAGAAAAATCATTGGCAAGAAGAAGGATGCTAAAGAGTTTGACGTATTCAAAGACAAGTTCGTTAAGGGTGCTTCTGCCTATATTAGTCCCAATCAGGCTCTTGATCTATGGCATGACTTTGAAGCGCATGCGGGATACTCGTTCAACAAGTCTCATGCGGTTGCTTACTCTACGGTCTCGTATTGGACGGCGTGGTTAAAGTACCACTATCCTCTGGAGTTTATGTTTGCCCTTCTTAAGAATGAGAAGGATAAAGATGGTCGTACAGAGTATTTAATTGAGGCTAAGCGTATGGGTATTCCAATTAAGTTGCCACATATTAATGACTCTAGTGCTGACTTTAAGATTGAAGGTAAGGGTATTAGGTTTGGTCTAACTGCCATTAAGTATATTTCTGATAACATTGCTTCTAAATATATTGCTGCTCGTCCTTTTAAATCATATAAAGAGTTAGAAGAGTTTACATTTACTAAAGGTAATGGAGTAAATAGTCGTGCACTGCAGGCTTTAAGAGTAATCGGTGCTGCAAATTTTCCAGATAATCCACGTAATGAGCAAGAGATTAAAGAAAATCTTTATGATTATTTAAATCTACCAGAGTTTAATATTACAGTTCCTTCACACTATCATGCTTTCATACAGGAGGTTTGTGATTTTGAGGAAAAGGGTTCTTACATTTTGATGGGTATGGTTAAAGCAATTAAGCGTGGCAAAGGCTGGTCAAGAGTAGAGGTTCTTGATAAAACTGGTAGTGTTGGCATATTTGACGAAGAGCAAACAACAATTGAGCCAGGTAAAACTTATTTACTTCTTGCAACAGATAACAGAATTGTTTCTGCTATTCCTATTGATGAGATTAAGGGATCTTCAAATGCACTGATTAAGTTTTTAAATTATAAGCAGTTGCCATTTACAGATGAAGAAATGTTTGTTGTTTCATTTAAGCCAAGAATTACAAAGACTGGAAAGAAAATGGCTTCTCTTACACTTGCAGACACAAGTAGAGATTTGCACCCAGTAACAGTATTCCCAACATCATTTGCACAAGCATATATGCATATTGAAGAGGGCAATGCTTACAAGTTTAAGTTTGGAAAGACAAAGGATGGAACAGTGATAATGGAGGAAGTAAATGTTCGATGATCTAGCAATAACAATACACAAAAATGCAGTAGAAAAAGGCTTCTGGGACCGTACAGCAGATGAGATATTTGTTACAAAACAAATGATGATGATTGTCTCTGAGGTTGTTGAAGCCATGGAAGCACTTAGAAAAGACATGGATCCAAACCAGTTATCTGATGAGTTTGCTGACATTATCATTCGTACATTAGATCTGTACGCAGGCATGGTAGAAGCAGGGTACATGACTAAATCTTTAGACGCAGCAATTAAAGAAAAGATAGAAAAGAACTCTAGTAGACCAAAGAAGCATGGAGTAAGATTCTAATGGCTGTAACAATGGAAGAAGTATTAGCACAACTTAACCCTAAGTTGCGTAAGACTATTATGATTGGGGACTCGGTTCCTCCAACAGAGTATGCTGAAACGCCTAGTTTTGGTTTAAACCGTGCCCTAGCAGGAGGACTCCCTTACGGTAGACAAGTACTCATTTGGGGTTCAAAGTCCTCTGCAAAGTCCTCTCTGTGCCTTCAGATGATAGGTCTAGCACAGAAGGAAGGAAAGATCTGTGCATGGATTGATGCAGAAATGTCATATGATCCAAAGTGGGCAGAAAGACTTGGCGTTGATTCATCTAAGTTAATTTACTCACAGGCTCGTACCATTAATGAAATGGTAGATGTAGGAACTAACCTTATTAATGCTGGAGTAGACATTGTTGTTGTTGACTCAATTACTTCATTGCTGCCAGCGATTTATTTTGAAAAGGATTCAGATGAACTTAAGCAACTTGAAAATACAAAACAAATTGGTGCAGAGTCTCGTGACTTTTCTAATGCTTGGAAGATGATTAATTATGCTAATAATAAAGTTAAGCCAACGCTATTTGTTCTTATTAGTCAAAGCCGTAACAATATTAATGCTATGTATACTAGCCAGCAGCCTACTGGTGGTCAGGCTACTAAGTTCTATTCTTCTACTGTTATTAAACTTTTTTCATCCGAGTCGGATAATCAAGCCATTAAAGGCAAGATAAAAATTGGTGACAAGTTGATTGAAGAAAAGGTTGGCAGAAAGATTCGTTGGGAATTGCAGTTCTCCAAGACATCTCCAGGATTCCAATCAGGAGAGTATGACTTCTACTTTAGAGGTGACGATATTGGCATTGACTCTATTGGCGATCTTGTAGATACAGCAGAAGCATCTGGTCTTGTTAATAGAACTGGTGCTTGGTATCAACTAGATGATGGAACAAAGGTTCAGGGTAGAGATGGTTTTATTTCTCGTGTTAGAGAAGATCTCACATTACAAGAAGAACTTAAGAATAAGTTAATCAATGGCTAAAGAGTTTACAGTCTATCCTGGAAAGTTTCCATGTAAAAAGTGTGGCGCTGAGGTAACATCTTTAAGGTATTGGGGCGAAAGCGGAGATGCAACTTGGATGTGTGAAAACAAACATGTTTCTAAGGTCAACTTAATACCACCAAAGAAAAAGAAAAAGGACTTTGCCAATGAGTGAAAGAGGAGAGTCTAAAAGAATTGGTGCCAAGCAGCACAAGAATTCTGGTAGAAATAATACTAAGGGAGATGCATCTTGGCATAACTTTGTCTTAGATTTTAAAGAGTGCTCTAAATCCTTTACTCTTAATCAAGACGTATGGGCTAAGGCAGTTACAGATGCACTCAAGAAGAGTATGGATCCAGCCTTAGTTATTGTGTTAGGCGAGGGGACAAAGAAGGTGCGTCTGGCTATTATAGAGTTAGAACTACTAGAACAGTTAATAGAAGGAGAATAAAATGACAGAAGGCACAGGACAGACAACGCTAGAGATGATTAATGGTTTGGCAGAAATTGCCGAGTTTATGGAAGATGAAGAACTCAATATAGCCTTAACAATGATTGCTAAGTTAATCATTAAACCAGACATTCCTGCCCCAGTAGCAAGCATTGAGATTGTAAGACTTCAAGCAATTGCAGGAAAGTTAGCATTAAAGGCTACCTGGATGGCAAATGTTGATAAGAATAACAGAGCAAAGAAGAACATTTACTACACGGCTGCAGAGGCAGTTAACAACTTGGTATCAGCACTTAAATACATAATGCGCTAAACCTGCTATACTTATATAAAACAAGGGGATATGATGACGAAGAGTTTACTACAGCAAGTTATGCTTAAAAGTGTTTCGAAGAAGAGTACTATTATTGATGCAGATGCTTTGATCGAAAAGATCAAGTCTGGATATATCATTAATCGTGGTCCTAAATTCCAGACAAAGAAGACGTTTGCTCCATCTACAATTGCCTATAGCCACGGAGAATGTCCACGCTATTGGTATTTGGCATTTGATGGTGCTACATTTGAAGATAATGCAGATGCTTATGGTGCAGCAAATATGACTGCAGGCACATTATCACACGCACGAATTCAAGATGCAATGATGAATTCTGGAGTAGCAAAGATTTATCGTGATGATGATAATCAACCAACAACAGAGTTTAAAATTAGATATGACGATCCACCGATCTTTGGCTACGGCGATGCAATGCTTGAGTGGGAAGGCGAAGAGATTGTCGGAGAAATTAAGACAATGCTTAACGAAGGATTTGAGTATCGTAAGAACTCTATGAAGCCTAAGACTGGTCACCTGATTCAGTTACTTATTTATATGAAGATTCTTGGAAAAAAGAAGGGTGTTCTTATTTATGAAAACAAAAACAACCATGAGTTATTGGTTCTTCCAGTAGAGGTAGACGATAACTATCGTGAATGGATTGACAATGCTTTTGCTTGGATGCGTGAAGTACGCAAGGCTTGGGTAGATCGTACACTTCCAACCAAAAACTATCGTGCTAACTCAAAGATTTGCAAGACATGCCCTATTAAGGCAGCATGTGATGAAGCAGGTGCTGGAGTAGTTAAGATAAAATCCATGGAGGGGCTGATTGAAACTTTGTGACAGATGTGATATATACTTTGACCCTAAAGTAAGTTATCAAATTTATTGTAGCATTGAATGTAGAGATGCTGCAACAAAAGATAAGATTACTGAAAGGTATCAGGTTACTCGTCGTCAAAAAAGAAAAGGCAAGGTTAGACGTTGTTTAGGTGGTTGTGATACACAACTATCGATCTACAATGATTCTGGATTTTGCTCTAACTGCAACGTTAGTGAAAAAGCAGTTGCAAAAATGCTAAAAGAGTTGAAGGGATTTATTGAATATGAGCAAGAATAAGTGGGGATTAGAACTTCCACCTAAGACTATTTGTGCAATAGATGCAAGTACAAACAGTCTTGCTTTTGCATTATTTGATACTGAACAAAAAACATTGGGTGTAGTTGGAAAGATAACCTTTGATGGTAACGACACATATCAGAAAGTTATGGATGCTGGGGCTAAGGTCAAAGCATTCTTTACTTACTATGGTGGTTTTGAAGCAATCATTATTGAGCATACAGTTTTTATGAATAGTCCAAAAACTGCTGCAGATTTAGCACTTGTTCAAGGAGCAATTCTTGGTGCTGCAGGTCAGTCTGGAACAACAGTGATAGGTAAAGTATCTCCAATAACCTGGCAAAATTTTATTGGAAATAAAAAAATATCAAAAGATGAGCAACTATTTATACGTTCTCAACACCCAAATAAATCATTATCTTGGTATAAATCACATGAAAGAAACCTTAGAAAAGAAAGAACTATAAGGTTTATTAATACTATTTATGATAGATCAATTACTGATAATGATGTGGCTGACGCTTGTGGCATTGGTCATTGGGCACTAAGTAATTGGGACAAAGCAATAGGAAATGTTTAATGGACAGAGATACTTTTAGTTTTAAAGAAGAAGATGAAAAAGTTATTTTAACAGTCAATACACTTGTGCCAACAAAATGGTTATTGGTTGATAGAGAAACGGGTCAAGTTTATCAGGGTAATCCACAAGGATATTGGGATAAACTAAAAACAGTAGAAAGAGATAAGCAATAATGCCAGAGTTAAATGCAAACATACCACCTATTGAATGCTATGTGCGTGGTAATTTTTTAAGAGATCAGTTAGATAGTCATGATCAATATTTTCCATGTGTAATCTTTGGAGTATCAAGTATTAAGGCAAGAAGCCCACTGTTTCATTTTATGATGGAAGATGGTGGTATTTGGTGGCGTATGCCAATAAATGCCTTCTGTTCTAAGCCAGGAGTTCCAGAAGAACCAATTCATAATCTTGTTCTATGGAATTCTTTTAGTCCACATGTTTCTGTTACAAAGTTTCAAGCATTAAGCAATATGAGAATGTCCTACATTGACAGAAACAAAAATACTATTCCTGGAACATATCTTTTTACTTTAGATTGGCACAGCCCAGAAACAAATATACTGGACGACGGTTATTCTGAAAACCCAGGGCAGCATAAATGTGGGCATGTTATTCAAAGAGATGATGGAAATTTTGCGGTACAGCCAAACAACAGAGTGAGAATTAAAGAGCCGTCATTTGTTACTAAGAAAGATCTAGTCATAAACAGGTTAATTAATACAAATAAGTGGGATGTTGAGAGTTACGACAAGTGGATACTTGAAGACTCCAATGCATATAATTATGATGTTATTGATACGGAAGTTGACAAATAACACTATGACTGGTAAACTATATACAAGTGAGGTTTGGCTACGAAAGCGGTATTTGATGGACAAGAAGAGTCCAGAAGATATTGCTAAAGAGTGTGGGGCAAGCGTAGAGACAATCTATGTTTACCTTGCTAAATTTGGACTAAGGAAGTCAAGGCGATGAATAAATTACAAAAGGTTGTTGTTGCAGTTGGTATTGCTGGCGCAGTGGGTTTGACCTACGTAATTACAGCACTAAAGGGTATGCCTGAAGCATTTGATTGGGAAGATGACGAAGAGGAAAACTATGAGTGATAATCTAACTATTACGGTAGATCAGGTTAATCACCCACGCCATTACACTACAGATCCTTCTGGTGTTGAGTGCATAGAAATTACACGTCATCGTAACTTTAACATTGGCAATGCCTTTAAGTACCTATGGAGAGCAGGACTTAAAGATGAATCAAAAACTATTCAGGATCTAGAAAAGGCTATATTCTATATCAAAGATGAAATCAATAGACTAGAGGGCAAATATGTCAACTGAAGAAGATTTAGTCAAGCATCTTGATCAAATAAACAATGTTGTTGCAGAATACTTAAAGGGCAATGATCCAACTGTAATTTCTAAAGAGTTAGACATCCCAAGAGTTAGGGTTGTTACTTTAATCAATGAGTGGAAGGCAATGGCTTCTGACAATTCTGCTATTCGTGCTCGTGCTAAAGAAGCATTAGTTGGCGCTGACACACATTACACCAAGTTGATTTCTAAATCATATGAAGTTATTGATGAAGCATCTATGACCAATAATCTTAGTGCAAAGACTGCTGCAATTAAACTAGTTATGGACATTGAGTCAAAAAGAATTGATATGCTGCAGAAGGCTGGTCTTCTTGAAAATAAAGAACTTGCAGAAGAGATGGTTGAGATTGAGCGCAGACAAGAAGTTCTTGTTGGAATTCTTAGAGATATTGCATCTTCACATCCAGAAGTTAGAGATATTATTATGCATCGCCTTTCTGCGATTGCAAAAGAAGGCGAAGTGATTACAGTTGTCCACGACGTTCAATGAGTTTTTTGAGGTTCTAAAAGAAAACCACTTTGTCGAAACACCAGTCGATGTAAAAACCTTTGTTCAATCGCCAGACTATCTGGGTCAACCACTTCTGTCTGATATTCAGTATGAGATAGTAGAGGCAATGAGCCAAATCTATCGTAAAGAAGACCTTATTGACTTGATGGGTGAGGCAGCAGGTGTAAACCACTTTACTAAATACACAAAGAATGAACTTATTTTGCAATTAGGCAAGGGTAGCGGTAAAGACTTTATCTCAACAGTAGCATGTGCATACGTAGTCTATAAACTTCTATGCTTAAAAGATCCAGCAACATACTTTGGTAAGCCAGCAGGAGATGCTATTGATATTATTAACGTTGCAGTTAACGCTCAACAGGCTAAGAACGTTTTCTTTAAAGGTTTTAAAACAAAGATTGAAAGATCACCTTGGTTTGCTGGAAAGTATAATGCAAAAGCAGACTCAGTTGAATTTGACAAGTCGATTACAGTTTATTCTGGTCACTCAGAACGTGAATCACATGAGGGTTTAAACCTTCTTATGGCAGTGCTTGATGAGATTTCTGGTTTTGCAACAGAGGTTGGAACAGGTAATGAACAGGGTAAGACTGCTGACAATATCTATAAAGCCTTTCGTGGTACTGTAGACTCTCGTTTCCCTGACTTAGGTAAGGTTGTTTTGCTTTCATTCCCCCGTTATCAGGGTGACTTTATTTCTCAGCGGTATGAGTCAGTAATCGCTGACAAAGAAACAATTGAGCGTACACATACTTTTATTATGAACGAAGACTTGCCACACGATGATCCAAACAATCAGTTTCAAATCTCTTGGGATGAAGACACTATTCTGTCTTATAAGATACCAAGAGTCTATGCATTTAAAAGACCTACTTGGGAAGTAAATCCTACAAGAAAAATTGAAGACTTTAAATTAGCGTTCTACACAGACCTTGGTGATGCAATGATGCGCTTTGCCTGCATGCCAACCTATGCATCAGATGCCTTCTTTAAGCAAAAAGATAAACTAGAAAAGTGTATGAATACTAGGAATCCTCTTGATTCCTTTAGAAGGTTTGATGAAACCTTTAAGCCAGACCCAGACAAGGTTTACTATATTCACGCTGACCTTGCACAAAAGCATGATAAGTGTGCAGTTGCAATTGCTCACGTAGACAAGTGGGTAAACATTCAGGTAATTAAAGACTATGAACAGGTAGCGCCTATCGTAATCGTAGATGCAGTTGCCTGGTGGGAACCAAGAGCAGAAGGTCCTGTTAACTTATCAGAAGTCAAGCAGTGGATCATGAACTTGCGTAGACAAGGTTTTAATCTTGGCATGGTTACATTCGACCGCTGGCAATCGTTTGATATCCAGAATGAACTACAGGCTGTTGGAATAAGAACTGAGACTGTTTCTGTTGCCAAAAAGCACTATGAAGATTTAGCAATGATGATTTATGAAGAGCGAGTTGCTATTCCTATGATTCCAATTCTGCTAGAAGAAATGTCAGAACTTAAGATTATGAAGGGTAATCGTGTAGATCACCCACGTAAAAAATCTAAGGACTTGGCAGATGCCGTTTGTGGGGCAGTCTTTGGAGCAATTTCACACACACAAAAGAATAATAATACTGAGATAGATGTCCATACTTGGAGTTCTGCAACTCGACTTGCACAGAAGCAAAGGGATATGGTAGAATTGGGTAATCGAGAAATTCCTAACGATGTTAAGGATTTCTTAGATAAATTCAATTTAATATAAAATAAACAAGGAGAAAAATGAATTCATTTCAAAAAATTGCCCTAGGTCTTGCTGCAGCGATGTCCTTTGGCGTTCTATCCGCAATCCCGACGAATGCTGCCGTGATTGCACCTACTTTAACAATTGATTCTGCAACAGATACAATTGTGGCTGGAGAGACTGCAACTGCAGTAGTTACTCTGTCATTTATTTCAGAGACAGCAGCAGATACAGCAACAGTGCTATCTGCAATGTTTTCTCAGCCAACGGGTTCAGCAAAGACTGCAACCCTAACAGTTCTTGAAACAACAACCGCTACAGTAGCAGTTGCTGCAGGAAATCTTTCTGCAGATGTAAACTCAACAGTAGGAACGCCAGGATATGTGACTGCAAAGTTCACAGTGTCATTGGTTGCACCAACAGTTGCAGGTACATACGAAGCAAGAATCATTACAACTCGCCCAGCAACTGGTCCATCCGTTGCATGGACAGTTACAGTTAAGGCAGCGGATCTAACTCCTTCTGCTTCAACAACAACTTCAATCCTTAATGCTGGAGAGGTTACAACCGCAACAACAGATGCAGTTGTCTTTGCACCAAAGGCTACTTCAACAGATGCAGCAGCGGTAATCGTTGTTACACCTAAGAATGCAGCAGGCGGAGCAGCAACAGAGTCAATTCTTGCTACGATCTCAGGGTCTGGTCTTATTGGATTTGGCACAAACGCTACAACAATGTCTGCTACAGGTCGTGCACTTGTAATTCCTAACGGAAATCACATTGGTGTATTTGCTGACGGTACAGCAGGAGTAGGAACAATTACTCTTACAACTCCTTCAGGTACAGTACTTGCAACAGAGCAGGTAACATTCTATGGTGACATTGCTACAATCGTGGCAACTCCAGTTAAGTCTGTTATTGCAGTAGGGGCAAATACAACTACTGTAAAGGCAGTTGCTAAGGATGCTTCTGGCGTAACAGTTGGAGCAGGAACACTCTATGCTTATTCATCAGATGTAGCAGTTGTTAGCGATTCAGCAACAGCAGCAACAATCGTAAATGGTGAGGCAGTATTCACAATTACTGGTGTTAAGGCTGGTGGAGTTGCAATCACAGTTAAGAATGCAACAGGAACTATTGTTTCTACTCCAGTGGCTACTCGTGTAGAGGGAACTGCAGCAACAGTTAAGTTGGCTTTTGATAAGGCTGCATATCTCCCAGGAGAAGCAGCAACACTTAAGGTAACAGTACTCGATGCAGCAGGTCTTCCATTATCTGGTAAGACGCATGCTAATCTATTTGCAACAGGTGGAATCGCATCTACTTATGCATTTGGTTCAGGCTCAGATGTTCTTACAGCAACATCAATCACAACTGATACAGAAACAGTAAAGTCATATAAGGTATTTATGCCTTTGACAGAAACTGTTGTAACAGTATCAGCAACAGGTGGAACATCTCTTCCTCTTGCTGGTCAGGTTATTGTAACAGCAACTGCTAATGTATCTAACCCAGCATCTAAGGCTTCTGAAGAGGCTGCTGCTGCTGCTAAGGCAGCAACTGATGCAGCAATCGCTGCTTCAAAGGCTGCAGACGCTGCTACAGAGCAAGCAAAGGCTGCTGCAGATGCAGTTGCCAAGTTGTCTGCAGATGTTGCAACATTGATTGCAGCACTTAGAAAGCAGATTACAGCATTAACTAACTTGGTGATTAAGATCCAAAAGAAGGTTAAAGCATAAACTAGTCCAACAATTAGGGGAGTCAGGAAACTGGCTCCCTTTTTTGTTTTATAAAATGATATAATAAGATTATTAGTCATGCTCACCACTACGACTATATAAGGAGAAAAAATTAAAAATATACTAATCAAATCAGGATTAGTGGGGCTGCTTTTAACTCTTTGGATGATACTTTCTCCTGCAGAATATGCCCATGCTGATGAGGCTACTGTTCAGGTTAGCCCAAACCCAACTCCAAGTTCAGATCCAGCACCAGTTATAGTTGTAACAATTGCTTCAGTAGAAGAAAAAATAACTACTGCAGAAACAACACTACAGCAGGCTGCTGAAACTCAATCAACAACTATTATAACTACAATCCAGGCTAATGTTCCTAATACGGATACTCAGGCTGCTACAACAATTGCCACCACACAAGAGCCTATGGCTACAGCAGTAGCAGAGGCAACAACAAAGGTGCAGGAAGCCACTGCTGCCATACAATCAGCAGAAACAGCAGTTGCTATCGCAGAAACAGCAAAGGCTGCAGTTGAAACTCAAGTAACTGTGGTGGCTGAGGCTACAACTAATTTAAATAATGCACAGACTGCATTAGATGCAGTAACAAATCAAGTAACATCACAAACCGTGGTTGTTGCAGCAGATACACAAGCAGTAAATACTGCTACAGTAGCAGTTACGGCTCAGACAGCAGTTGTATCTACAGAAACTGCAGAACTAACTGCTCTGCAAAATACCCCTTCTGGATCAACAACATACACAACTCAAGGCTATGTAGCCCCTGTTGCTCCAGAAACTATAACAACAACTACTACAATTCTTCCTCCTATGTGGGATGCATCTACTAAAATTGAAACTCCATTTGATATAAAAATGGGAAACACATTATATGAAGGTCAAGGAACAAATAGTCAAATCTATGTAACTTCTAAGGCAACCATTACTTTTGGTACAGGAGATCATAATTGGTGGGATTTTCCAGTAGGACCAAATATATCTGTTTATGCCTCTGACTTTATGAGTGCAGGTCCTGAAGCAAGTATTACTGTAACAACTACTGAAACAACACTAGCAGTTGATTGGGATCTTCATAGGTTTGGTGATAATAATGGTCCTATTACAAACGTTAATTGGACAATGACTGTTAACCCTACAACTGGGGAATGGACAGGTGTTGGAACAGTGGCTGGAAATACAACAAACTTATATAACGGACCTCGTATTGGTGTTCGTGAAGTAGCAGGTGAAGAAGTTAGACCAATGACAAATGTATCAAACTCAGAATTAACAACTCAAATTGCAGATCAAACTGTGGTAGTTGCTACAGAAACTGCTGAATTAAATACATTAATTACAGAAAAAACAGTTGCTCAAACAAATCTTACAACAAGTACTACGATTTTAAATACATTGCAAGAACAAAAGACAACCGCAGAAGAAGTTGTTGTTGATAAAACAGAGGTTAAGGCAGCGGAAGTTGCTACATTAAATCAACTTACAGAAACTGCTACAGTAACAGTTCAAACAGCAGATGCCCTGGCTAATACTGCAACAACAAAAGTTAATGAAGCAGTTACTGCAATGACAAATGCTACTCAGGTTACAGTTAATCATTATGCAGAACAAAGAGCAGCCGCTCAAGCAGAATCACAAAGACAGGCAGAAGAAGCAGCGGCACAAGCAGAGCGTGATGCTCAAATAGCAGAAGCAAGAGCAGCAGCAGCCGAAGCAGCAGCCGCACAAGCAGAAGCAAGTAGAGTGGCAGCAGAGAAAGCAGCAGCAGATGCAGCAGCAGAAGCAAAGGCTGCAGAAGAAGCAGCCTCTAAAGCAGAAGCAGATCGTGTAGCAGCAGAAGCGGCTGCAGCACAAGCAGAAGCCGAAGCACAGAAGGCAGAAGAAGATAGAATTGCTGCAGAAGAAGCAGCGGCACAAGCAGAAGCAGAGGCTAAGGAACAACAAGAAGCAGAAGCCCAAGCAGAAGCAGAAAGATTAGAAGCGGAAGCAGAAGCAGCACGACAGGCTGAAGAGGATGCTAAGGCAGAAGCAGAGGCAAAAGAAGCAGACGCAGAGGCTGCTAGACAAGCAGAAGAAGATGCCAAAGCAGAAGCGGAAGCAAAAGAAAAAGAATTAGAAGCAGCCAAGGCTGAAGAAGAAAAGGCTCAAGAAAAAAAGGAAGAGTTAGAAGAAATAATTAAAGAAGCCAAAGAAGGAAAAGAACTAACAGAAGAACAAAAAGAAGTTGTAGTAGAGGCATTGGTAGCAAGTCTTAAACCTGGAGAATCAATATCAGCAGCAGAAGTAAAGGTATCTGGAGTTTCATATTCAGATCTTCCACCAGCAACACCAGTAGATGTTCGTACTGATGAAAATGGAAATGCTGTTGTGATTACTGCAGAAGTTGCTGCTCAGGTTGAATTACTGCAGGACCCAGGAGCCTTGGTAGAAGAATTATTTACAAATCCAGCAGCAGCCTTGGCTGCATTTGGAAGCATAGGCGCAGATATGTCAGATGAAGAAAGAGAAGAAGCAACAGATATGGTTGTTGCTACAGTTGTAGCAGCAGGTGCAGCAATTAATGCAGCAGCAGTTGCCACAGGAGGAGCCACAGGTGGTGGTACAGGTGGTGGAGGAAGTTCTGGTGGAGGCTCAGGAGCCAACTCACCAGGTTCGAGAGGAGGAAGAAAATGGTAAGAATAATAAAAAATATCTTAAAAGATTTGGTAGATCAGGCATGGACCCTTCTTGGAATGTTTATTGCCTGGGTAGTTTTAGACGGCAGTGCTAAAACAATCGTTGGCTATGGCATTATAGCCACAACTGGACTTTGGATTATTACTAGCCCTGCTAGAAATAAAGAAGAGTAGTATAATGAGACATATGAAAAAGTTCGTAGCCATTGCGTCAGCCACAATCTTGTCGCTAATGCTTACATCTTGCGGAATGTTAGAAAATAGATATCGCTATGAGTGCCATGACCCTGCTAACTGGTATAATAAAGAGTGTAATCCACCAGTCTGTTTAGCAGATGGATTATGCACTAAAGACATACTTGGTTTTGATCCTACGGAGGGTAGCGTAAATGAGTAAAAAAAGATATACATCAGATGAATTAGATGCACGATTAAAGTTTTTTCTTGGCATGACATTAGGAACAATCCTTTTGTTTACAACTATGGGTATTTTGTATGCCCTTGTTTTTGTAACACAGCCAATTGGAGAGCAGTCAGAAAATGACAAGATGTTCTTTAATGTTTTGTCATCTGTAGCAACATTTATTACTGGCACACTTGCTGGTATTTTAATTGGTAAAAATAATAGTGGATCAGATGCTTCACAGCCTATGCAAACAAATGAATCTCAGTTTATTCAGTCATCTCAACCTGCACCTTCTGCGGTAGTTGATGAAATTGATGATCTTGAAGACTTTATAGATTAATATAAACCATTCTTGACAACCCCTCTAGGGCAATGCTATACTTAAGTATCGTATCTAGAGGGGTTTCTTCATGACTTGTATCGCTGTAGTAAAACAAGATGATAAAGTTTATATGGCTGGTGACAGAGGTGCATCTGATGATGGCACTATTCTGGCACTAGATGCTCCCAAGGTTTGGAAGATTGGTCCGTATCTAATTGGATATGCTGGATCAATGGACGGAGAAAGAATTCGTTATAACTTTAAACCAACTGCTCCAAATATTAAAGATACAGATAAGTTTATGCAAACAAGGTTTATTAAAGAACTAAAAGAATTTTATAATGAGTTCTGGGTTGACACATCAAAAGATGGAGACCTTGGTTTAATTATTGCAGTTCGTGGAGAAATTTATGAGCACAGTTCTGCAGACATGTCTTTATCTAAATATACTATTCCATACCTTGCTATGGGGTCTGGTGCTGAGTATGCCTATGGTGTGTTATATGCAACAGATAAACAAAAGAATGCAAGAAATAGAGTTGTTTCAGCAGTAAGTGCAGCAGTTAAATTTAATCCATCATGCATGGGTCCAGTTGACGTAGTGAGCATTTAGGAGTATACTTATAATATGATTAACGAAGAAGATAGTCTAGAGTTTGAAATCTGGATTAACAATGGAATTGAGCGGGGATGGGTAACAGAACCGTTTTGTAACACTCATGAAGGAGATCCTTTTATGAGTGATGAAGAAGCACAAGAATGGGAAGAGGGCGGAGACCCTTGTCAGGTAGTAATTAAAATAAAGGAGTAAGAGTGAAAAAAATAGCAGTGGGGTTAATTGCAGTACTTGGTTTAGTAGTATTACAGCCAGCGTATGCAGAAGAAAAGAAGTCAATTGTAATCATTGACACAGCAGTAGACACAACATTACCACAACTAAGTGGAAAGATCGTACATGAGGTTTGCTTGATGGAAGAACTTCGTTGTCCAAACGGAAAGTCTTTCATGGAAGGTAAGGGATCTGCAACATTGCCAGCAACACAGGCATACTCTGGCGGATTTGCTCATGGAACAATCATGTCTTTAATTGCAACAAGTGTTAATCCAGATATCAACATTGTATTTATTCGTATTTATCCTATGGATAGAAAAGGAAATATTGCATCATCTGCGACTAATGCAAATAGCACTGTAAAGCAGGCTCTTGATTGGGTAGTTAACAATAAGTCACGATTTAATATTGTTGGTGCATCTGTATCACTAGGTCATAGACCAGTAAGAAGTGGTGAAAACTATTGTGGAGTTAATAGATTTGATGCAGGACTAAGATCTTCTATTGTTAACTTACAAAACCTTGGTGTTGCATCAGTATTTTCTACTGGCAACAATTATGATAAGTCTAGAATTGATTATCCATCCTGTGTTTCAGAGGCAGTAGCAGTTTCATCTGTTGGTCCTAGAGGGAATACAGAACGATATGCAAATGATGCAAAGCAAGTAGACTTTTATGCTCTTGGTAATCACAATACCTCTTTAGGAACGGTCTCAGGAACATCTGCAGCAACCGCTGCATTTACAGCGTACTGGGCAAAAAACTATAGGGGTAACTATCAAATGACATATGACTACATTAAGTCAGTTGCAATAACATCAGATACTAATAAAATCAATTCAGTTGTTGATGTTTTAAAGTAAAAGGTCTTGGTCTGTAACTCAGTTGGCAGAGTGAGAAACTGTTAATTTCTAAGTCGTAGGTTCGAGTCCTACCAGACCAGCCAAGCAGATATTGCATAGTGGTAGTGCGTAACCTTGCCAAGGTTAATGTGCGAGTTCGATTCTCGCTATCTGCTCCAAATCTTTGATATAATAGTATTGTACTGCCTACGGGGGTACATTAACTTATTCGCTTGAAAGGGGAATAAAATGGTAACACAGTTCGCAATGGATCTATTCAATGATCCTTTTTTTATTGGCTTTAACAGAGAGTTAAGCCGTTTAAACACTGCACATAAAACAAATTCACAATCATATCCTCCATATGATCTTCTTAAACTAGATGAAGATACATATAGACTTTCACTTGCAATTGCAGGGTTTACAAAGAATGATATCGATATCTCAGTAGATAATGGAACCCTTATCATTAAGGGTGAGATTGTTGAAGTAACAGATGCAGAAGTTGTTCACAAGGGTATTGCTGGTCGAAAGTTTGTTCGATCATTTGCTCTTGGAGAATATATGGAAGTAACTGGAGCAGACATGAAAGATGGAATGTTACACATCAATGTAGATCGTGTTGTTCCAGAAGAAAAGAAACCAAAAACAATTAAAATCAAGTAGTACAATATAAGATAGTCCCTACACAGGACCTTAGAGATGGTTTAGTTACCCAACTATATGAAACCGTGGCTTAAGTGCCTGGAATGCCTGTGTAGGGCTTTTTATAACCCTGATATAATGATATTTGTGACTGACAAAGAGTTGGTGCATTACAATAAGCAGCAGTTTAAGAAAAAACTGTCAGAGATAAAAGAGTCATCTGGGTGTGTGGATTGTGGAATAACTAATCATATAGTGTTAGACTTTGATCATTTACGAGACAAAAAATATAACATATCAAGAATGATTCATGATGGATTTTCTTGGGCAGCAATTAAAAAAGAAATTGCAAAATGTGAGGTAGTTTGTGCAAACTGCCACAGAGTAAGGACCTATAACAGGTTGACAAACAAAAGTGCATGATGCTATAATTAAGATCTAGCCAATAAACAGGAGGAACCCATGGCAGCAAAAGGCTCGTTAGAAGCAATCATTGAGGTTGCAAAAGCAGAAGTAGGGACTATCGAAGGTCCAAAAGATAATGAAACAAAGTATGGTAAGTGGTCAGGTGTTAACTTTCAACCATGGTGCCAGTCATTTGTATCTTGGACAGCATTCACATCAGGATTAGATCCAAAGAAGTATCCAAAGACTGCTTCAACAGTAGCAGCAGCAGATTGGTTTAAGAAAAATAATCGTTGGGCAGATGCTCGTAATGATGATCCAACTCCAGGAGATTGGATCTATTTTGATTTTCCAGATGATGGTGTAAATCGTATTTCACATGTTGGTCTTTGCATTAAAAATAATGGCGATGGAACAATTCAAGTTATTGAAGGAAATACTTCAGGAACTGCAAAGGGAGACCAAAGAAATGGTGGCATGTGCGTAGAAAAAACTCGTGCATATGTAAAGAATAAAAAGGGCATTCTTAATGCAGTAGTTGGTTGGGGTCGTCCAGTCTATGCTGGCGAAGAGAATGTTCCTCTACTTTCAAAAGCAGGTGCATCAGCACCAGTAAACAATACGCCAGCACCTGTTGCTACAGCAGAGAAGAAGCAGTTTAAGCCTTTTAAGGTTGGTTCAAAGGGTGAAAGCGTCAAGAAACTTCAGGAACTGCTTGGCATTAATGCAGATGGTGATTTTGGTCCAGGTACTGAAAAAGAAGTTAAGAAGTTTCAAAAAACTTCATCTCTACCAGTAACAGGTATTGTAGATCAAGCAACACTTAAGGCTCTTAGGGCTAAGTAATGCCAGTTTATGAATACAAATGTACAGGAAACTGTGCAGATGTTGTGATCAAACAAAGATCAATTAAAGAAAACGATCCAGGGTATGAGTGTGAAACTTGCACTCTACCACTGGAACGTGTATACTCAAGTGTAGGAGCAGTTTTCAACGGTAGTGGATTTTATTCCACAGATAACAGAAAGTAACGGTATACTATGAGTACAATGATTACAGAAGAGGTCGTACAAGAAGAATGGATTCTTAAGGCGACTGATCGCTGTGATTCATGTGCAGCAGAGGCGTTAGTAAAAGTAACTGGCATCTCTGGTGACTTAATGTTTTGTGGTCATCACTATAATAAAATCATGGATAATCCAGATGGATACTCTAAAATGATGTCTTTTATGCTTACAATAGTTGATGAACGTCATAAGTTGATTGAAAATAAAGCGAAAGGCAAGGACTACTAATGTATGAGTATTTTGTAAAAGAAGTCAAGAATGTTGTCGATGGAGACACTATTGATGTTATTATTGATTTAGGGTTTGATATCTTATTTGCATCCCGTGTTCGTCTTGCTGGAATTGATACTCCAGAATCTAGAACAACAGATAAGGCTGAGAAGGCTCTTGGTCTTGAGGCTAAAGAATATTTAAAGAAGAGCCTTAAGGATGCCAAGTCTGTTGTAATTAAGACTGAAAAGATGAACTCATCTGAAAAGTTTGGTCGCATTTTAGGCTGGGTATACATTAATAGTGACACAGTATCTCTTAATGATAAGATGATCAATGATGGATACGCTTGGGGATATCTTGGTGATACAAAGGTTAAAGATTTTGAAGCACTTAAAAAGGCTAGAGCAAAGTCTGGTAAATGAAAACCGTATTTTATTTCACAGCAGACTGGTGTAATCCCTGCAAAAAGGTAAAGCCAATTGTTGAAGAATTAAACAGAGAACAGGGCTATGCCAAGTTTCAAATTATTGATGCTGACATGGAAATGGAATTGGTAAAAAGGTTTGAGATTAGGTCTGTGCCAACTTTTATTTTGATAGAAGATGGTGTTGAGATTAATAGAATCATTGGAGCACAAACAAGAGAATCTTTGATTGGATTTATAAATGGCTAACGAAGAAGATAAGATCATTGACAATTTAATCTTAGATGGTGGTCTTGAGGTATCGGCTATGGATGAGGATACAGGGGAATTACTGTACTCATTTACTCCAAAAATTCAAGAACTAATGCCAGATCTATATAAAGAACATATACAAAATGTCAACTCTGAAGTAATGAATTTATGGGAAAAAGGATTTTTGAACTTAGACCTGTTTGAAAAAGATCCAATCATTACCATTACCCCAAAGGCTCTGAATAAAGAAGACATTGAGGGCTTATCTAAGCAGGAGCGATGGTCTCTTTTTGAAGTCATCAGATTGCTCCAGCGCAAAGTCTGATATAATCAGTATATAGATCTGGGAGGATACTAATGCCATATAGAGTTGGAGCCAAAGGTTCTTTTGGGTGTTCTGGATACCCTGCATTAAAAGAGGGTACTAATGAAGTAATGGGATGCCACGAAACAAGAGCAGAGGCAGCAGCACAAATTTTTGCTATAAACGCTAGTGAAGGTAAAATTGGTAAGTCAATGCATGATTTAAAAGAAGGCGACTTCGTAATGGGAACAACAAAAGAAGGAGTTGTCCATGGAAAAGTTGAGCATATTATGACAGAAGGTGGCACTCTTGGCACTCCTGGATCAGAGTATGCGCTAACATCAATGCCACCAGATAATCCAGCAATGTCTGTTAGAGTTTATGAAGAAGAAGAAAGTGGTAAATGGGAAGAAACTGCCTACAGCATTGGAATGATGTATAACGATGCTACAAAGTTAGATAGTTTAGAAGGACATGAAATGGATTCTGAAATGGCAATGGCACAGTACGATTCCTATATGGGTAAAGCAAAAGAGCCTAACTATGGAGATTTTATTCAACCAAGACGTGGCGGAAGCGAACCATCAAATGCAAGATTGTATGCAAGAATTATTGCTGAAGCAAAAGACAAGTTTGATGTTTACCCATCCGCAGTAGCAAACTCTTGGGTTGTTCAAGAATACAAAAGACGTGGTGGAACATATAAGTCAGAGCCTACAACTACCAAAACAATTTGGGATGGCGGTTTGCTTGATTTCAGAGGATTTACAAAGTAATGGCTGATACATACACCCCTAATGCTGGCATGAAGGCTGCTGCAAGACGTGCTTTAAAGTGGAAAGAAGATGGCAAGGCAACTGGTGCTGGAACTCCAGTGGGTTGGGGTCGTGCAACAGATATTGTTAATGGATCAGCAATGTCTCTTAGTACTGTTAAAAGAATGTTCTCTTTCTTTTCTCGTCATGAAGTAGATAAAAAGGGAAAAGGTTTTTACGATGGTCCAGAGTTTCCATCTAATGGAAGAATTATGTGGGAGGCTTGGGGCGGAGATGCAGGGTTTGCTTGGAGTCGTGCAATCGTAGAGCGTGAAAAAAGAAAAACAGAAAAAGTTTGGGTAGGAAGTCCATTTAGTTTAAGAAAAGGGTAGAGTAATGGAAGATTTAGGTGTAGAAGATTTAAAGCAGTTAATAAATTTTTATAAACAAAGATCATCTGATCTTGAGTTCAGCCTATTACAATCACAAATAAAGTTAAATAAGATTATCTCTCTTCAATCATCAGAAGAACCAAAGCAAGCAACGAAAACAGTTATAGATAAAAAGATCAAGTTCGATTCTTAAGGAGAAAAATGGAGTATATCCTTACTGCCGTCTTGACTTTCATTGCTTCTTGCTTTATACTTATAGTAATAAGAAAAAAAACCCAAAAAGGTTTTTCAAAAACTTTGTATAGTCAAAGCGACATGCATAGATTATTGAAATATTTTTTCTCATTAAACATAATCAATGAAAAAAAGCCTACCTCTCAGTTGACAAAACGCAGAGAAAAGGATATGATTAGAGTAATTGTTATAGGCAATTTGGCATACTGGGTATCGGATAACATATTTTATGTTGCTGAGGCTATTGATGGAGAGGTTATACCTCAAACAGCAAAGCCAGTAGATACGAACAGTATGACACGAAGAGACTTAGACAAAATGCTATTCATCTTGGATAGCCTAAAGAATGGAAATAAAAATGATAGTAGCAGTGCAGGGAACGAATGACTTTGATGATTACAACATCTTCATTCGTGCTATGGGGGTTGCACTTTCCACAATGCAGGAAGACGACAAAGAGTTCGTAATCTATTCTGTTGGACCTGCTAGAATCAATTCTTTTGTTTCAGAGTTTTCAAATTTATCAGAACGTGGAATGAAAGCAAGAGGTCGTAAAATTAAATTTTACAAAGTTGCTTCTGCATGGCTTGAGGAAAACATTGAACAGATAAACTACTTTGCGTTTCTTAGCAAGCCTAAGCAACCAAATTCAAAATTAGTTGCATCTGCAGAACTAAAGAATATTGAAGTTGGAATTTTCCGTTACTAACAGAAAGATATATTATGATAATTAATAAACTAGAAAAGATGGAAAAGATAGTTGCATCTAACAAATCCTTAGAGTGGGTTGGTTGGGATGTAGCAGAACGTAAGAAAACCGATATGGGTAGGACTGCCGTAAACGGTGTACGAGTCAATGATCAGTGGTACACACAACGAGTATTTAAACTGGATCAAAATGGCTGGGATATTCCAAACAAATATAGGATGTAAACATGAAACAGCATGTTTGGAAAGACGATGCTGAGTGTTTAGGTCTTGATACTGATATATTTTTTGATAAATATGAAGAAGAGCCAACGCTTAGATTAGCGGTAGACTCTATTTGTAACACATGTCCAGTAAGAAAGACGTGTTTTGCTGTAGGCGTTTCAGGTAAAGAGTGGGGAATTTGGGGTGGAGTATATCTTGAAGGTGGAGAAATATCCAGGGAGTTCAACAATCATAGAACCAAAAAAGATTGGGCAGAAACCTGGTCTTCATTGACAATGGATAAATAAATGTATACAGATTCAATGCGTAGAGCCTTTCATTCTATAGTCCCACCAAAGGGATTTAATGTACAGATTCTTGACAACGATGCCTTTCTTACTATAAAATTAGACGAGAAGCATTTTGTAACTATGGTTCATGATGAAAAAATTCAAGCCTTGCAATATGTTGTTCAGGTAAAGAAAGCATTAGAAATGAATGGGGCAATCGTGTTGGTAACAAGAGAGGCATTAAAGTAATGCAAACATTTTTACCGTTTCAAAGTTATGAAGAATCTGCAGAGTCTTTAGATAATAAGCGTTTAAACAAACAAATACTTGAGGCTTATCAAATACTTAAGGTGTTATCTGGTCAGTCACCATCAGGTGCTTGGAGAAATCATCCAGCAGTTTTGATGTGGAAGAATGCTGAGTATTCATTGCGAACATATGCAAAGACAATGATATCAGAGGCTAAACTACGGGGTATTAAGACAGACAAGAACGAGGATAATATAGATGCCTTAGAAGCCCTCTGTGGCGATATCTGGGGTACTAATAAGCCTTTCTGGGATAACTCAACAGGTCCGCACCTAGATAGGATTAATATTACACATAGGGCTAACCTATACCGTAAAGATCCAGATTACTATGCTGAATTCTACCATGACACAAAGAATAAGAATAATAAGCCTTGTTGTGATAAATGCCTCTACTACTGGGTAACTCACGCTATACGCTCAGTTTGACAAAACCAGTACAAGAGAGTACAATATATATAGGAAGGCAAAAATGACAAACATTATTATTATAGTTTTAGGAACATTAACTGTTTCATTTGCTATTGCCTATTCAGTTACGCTGTATAGGATAACAAAACTTAATAAAGCACTTGCAAAATTGTTTTTATCCCATCAATCACTTCAAGAATTTATTGTAAAGAATAACGTTGAATTTAAAAACGATAGCGACATACACAAAGAAAACTTTATCAAGTTTCTTTCTGATTCTCGTGATTGGGCTTTTAGTTATATTGAAGATGTACAGTCTGGACTAGATAAGTTTATTACAGAAGTTAAACCAGAGATGGATTACTTTGCTGAATATGGCGAAGTTGGATCTGCTTATCCACATTACCATTCTTTAAAAAAAATATTTGAAGCATATCAAGAATTGACTAAACTTATGCCAATGGAGCCTGTAGAAAAAGATGCTTGATGTTAGGGGAATACCTACATGCATCTGTCCACAATGTGGTGGAGAGTTGTTTAGAGCCTTGGTTTCTTTTGATCCAAAAACATATACAGTTGGAATGTATCATTTAGATATACAATGTCATGATTGCGGTGCATTGTGTACTGCTCCAACACCAGTAGATCACCCAACAAATCCAAATACGGATATAGGAGATAAAGAATGAAAGATGTTTTGTTGTCAACACTAACAGGTTTTGGATGCGGTGTTGTGTTCGCAGCATTCAAATTGCCAGTACCAGCACCACCAGTTTTTGCGGGAGTCGCAGGAATTATTGGTCTATGGATTGGCTTCACATTACTAACACGAGTTATATCCTAGGAGGAATAATGAATAACATAATCAATGATAAGACAAAGGCAATGCTAGCATCATACGGTCGCTCAGTACTTGCATCAGGTCTTGCACTGTACATGGCTGGAGTAACAGATCCAAAGGATCTATGGACAGCACTCGTCGCTGCAATCGCTCCAGTAGCAATCAGAGCAATCAATCCTAACGACAAGGCTTTTGGCGTATTGCCAGATGCTAAGGAAGTTGAGAAGGCTCTAAAGGCTGCAAAGGCACCAGCACGTAAGAAGGCTGCGCCAAAGAAGTAATCAATCTTCTATCAGGAAGCCAGTCTAGAGATAGGCTGGCTTTTCTGTTTATTCATTTATAATAGTTATATACTTGTCTTTAAGTTTATCTACAGAAAAAGTTTCTAATCCTATTTCTAAAGCCTTTTTCTTTAACTCAATTTTTTGATTATTTTCTACATACTTATCAATCACTTTTGCAAGCCTTTTTGGATCAGCATTATAAACATTAACCATTGATTTAGTCTTAAACTCATCAATCTTATGTGATTCTATTAACCATTTATCAGGAAGTATTGCATTGTTTGGGGATACATTAGTCATAAAAACTGGCAGGGCACTCATAAGAGCCTCATTCATAGGTAGACAAAGACCAGCATAACGTCTAGGAAGAACCATACCGTCAAAGCCTTCGTACATACTCTCTCTGCTGTCTGGATTACCAGTATCAATAGTTATTCTTGAATCTTTGTAAGATGTGTTAATAGGTGTCTGAGTTTTAATAACTAACTCGAAGTCAGCATTAGAATATCTCATCATATCTATAACAGTATCGGTTCCATTCCTATCTTTTGCTGCCTTCTTTCCACCAATATGTAGGATCCTCTTGTGATTTTTACTAAGGTTTATATCTTTTGCATTATTAAAAAGTGTGCTATCTGTTGGTGGTGGAAGATGCATTACTTTTGTTTGATCTCCAAATTTTTGCATAACAATGTCAAGGTTCCAAATGCTTGGTGCCAATAGAACATCTGGTAAAGCCCAATCTGGGTTTGCAAGATTGCCAAATAGTTCATAGTTATACTGAAGAATTGTTTTTACACCACGCTTCTTAGCAAGATTAACAAACTCTAAATGATAAAATGTTTCACAACTAATAACAACATCAAGGTTTTCTAAGAAGGCTAAGACTTCATTTGTTTTTGGCATTCCCTTTGTTGTTTGAATAACATCATAGCCCTTGTACCATTCTGGATGTTGGGCATTGTTATTAAAAAAAGAAGAATTAATTAAAAGTATCTTGTCTGGATTAAGCATCTTAACAAGTTCCATAGTCTGATTACCAAGACCAGTATTATCTGATCTTGCAATAATTCCTAATCTCATTCTTTATAACCCCAGGCATCATCATCTGATGTAAACTTTCTAGTTCCTTCACGACCATCTAAATGATATGAACGCTTTATATTTCCTTCAGGATGATAAATCCATAATTTGTGAATGTTCCAACCATCTTCATTAAATTTATTGTAAGGAAGTATTTCATCTTGTATTTTTCCATGAGTGGTGTCCTCAATAAAAACCCTATCCTGTAGTGGCGGAAGGATTATATCCTTATAATAAGATACACGACTTAAGTGTGGTCTTTGACTCCATTGAGCAGTCTTCATAAAAACATCTTCTAGACCAAACATTAAATGTTGATGAGGCTCAGGAATAAATGCTTCAAAGTGAAAACGAATTGTGTTTGCTTTGTCGTACTCAATTAGATCTAAACATTTTTGCCAATCAATTGGCATGTCTGGGGTTAAAGGAGCATCTCCCTCAACATAAAGAAGTAAAGATGTTTGTATTTGATTAATAGTTTCACGCATCATTGTGCTTTGGTGACTATGCTTATCAAAGATAATAGGAAGAACGTTTTTATATTCATGAAGACATTTCCAAAGAATTCTACTTTTGTATTCATCATAATCTTTTTTCCTATTTAATTGTTCTTTTCGTAATCCATCTATCTGCATAATGATTTCGTTATCTGGAAAATGAACTCTAATAGATTTAATAGTTTCATCAATCATTTCAGTGCTTGGATGACTTGGTAATACAGAAGTAGCCAAAATAATAGTTACATCATTCTTATGCATTTATCTGCCTCATAATTTTAATACCTAAATCTCTCTTGTATTTAATCCACCAAGTAACCACTTTATGCATATTTGCTGGGTATTGACTTAATAACTCAGGAGTCAACTTATGTAACTCAGACCAGTTGGAAACGCTAACAACAGGTATATCATACCCAAATAAATAATTATAAAAATCTAGGCTATTTCCATTTGGATCTATCTTATCAGCAATTGGAAGGCATAACATTTCTATGGCTTCAAAGAATCTAAATGAATCAATAACTACAGCCCCAGACGGCGCAGGAGCGATCTTAGCGCTGGCTAGAGTGCGGTAGTAGTCTATAGGCTTATCTCCCTGTGCAAAGCCTGCTGTGGGCTTAAAAAGGGCATTCGGCATGTTCTGTATAGCCTTAGCCAACTGCTGTCGTCTAGCATGAGTTATCTGACCACCAAAATATAAATCATTATCCTTAGAAGGATATTCAGGAACTAACTTCTTAAGGTGTTGAGGAGCACCTATTGGTAGTTTGTTATATTTATTGTGTTTTTTGTGAGGGTATTGAATCCATATCTCAGCATTAGGATGATTAATCTTAGTTGTATCAAACTTACCTTCCTCATCCCCCGTAATAAATAAAACAACCCTTGAAAGGTTTTGTATTTGTGCATTAATATCTTCTTCATGACCAAGGTTTTGAGGTCCAGGAACTACAACAAATCCACGATCTGACTTGGGGATAGATGTTACCTTAACTTGATCTATTTGATACTTATCAAATATTTCTTTTAACAAGCCATAGTCCCACTTATCAGCAGCACAGTCTTGTTCGTTAAAAGAATATAGGTAACATTTAGATTGATTCATAAAACAAATGAACCTCATGCTGGTAATCAATTAGAGTTTCTTTATATCCAATACCCTTAATAAACTGTCTTAGATCATACAAATATTCTTTCCAGTACATCATCATAAATTCTGGGTGTCCAGACAGCCAGATCTTTGGTTTGAACTCTCTCATAACTTTTTCTGCACCACCAAGTACACGCCATTCACTTCCTTCAACATCAAGTGAAATTGCTGTAGGTGGCTTTAATCCTTTTTCATAAACAAGAGTATCAATCTTTGTTTGACCATATTTGTCTGCTTCATACTGCAATTCTTTAAATCCATGTGCTGCTTCAATAGGTGCATCAGCCTCTGGTGGAAACTCATTATAATAAATACGTGCAAGTTTATTGTCCTTATCAGATGCAAACCCTGGAATGGATGCAAGAGGCATATCTAAATTATTAGCACTCCATAGTAATGGAAAGTGTGACCACACCTTTGGATTAGGCTCAAACAAAACTACTTCAGCGCCCCACATTTGGCATAGTGCTGGCATTTCTCCTTCTTCAGCACCTACATAGTAAACAACATCGCCCTTGCCAATATTTTCACTCATTGACTTCAGTCTAGGTTTTTCCCAACCGTGTGGTTGATACCAGTCTGGTCTATCTGCACGATGCTTTGGCAATGTTATTTCAAACTCTCCGTTAATAACTGCCTTTACCATTTCGGTCATAGACCTAACTCCTTCATAATAGTTGCCCACCTGTGTACATATGTGTGCTCTTGTTTTGTTCTTTCATGACCAGCAAATCTAATCTGTTCTCTTAATGGTGCATTAAATAAATACTCATCAATTTTAGACTTTAGATCTTCAAGATTTCCATGTTCATAAAAAACAATTTCTTCTTCATCGATAAAATAATCTTCTAAACCTTTAATGCGAGGGTAGATAGTAAAGCCACCACGACCAGTACTTTCAAACAACCTATCGCTAGTGTAATAAGGATAGTTAAAGTTAATGTTTAAACTATCACCTATTGCTACCTTGCTTTTTGCGTAGATACGGTTTAGGGCATCTCCACGAATAGTTCCAGTATCACCATCTCCACCAACATGTAAAAAATTTTTACCATATGTCTTTCTTAAAAAATCTATTAACTGTGGACGATATTTATGTTCTGGATGATAACCTTTGCTACCAACAAATATAATATCATTCTCAAAATCATATTGATTATAGTCTTGATGTATATAACATTCTTTATCATACACTCCAGCAGGCAAAAAATGACCCTTAACTTCTGTGTTTTCATTAAACCAATCACACATTAACTTATCTGTGGCAAAAAAGTGACCAATGTTTGTATAAAAATCATCATTCTTTAAATCTTTTTCACGCTCAATACCAAACCATAAATCTAAATGATAAGTCATAGTTGGTACGCCAGCAGACTTTAACTCTTTCAACACATCTGTCATTGATTTAGATCCTGGAGTTTGCCATCTATGTGTGTGTACCCAGATAAATAGATCTGACTTTAATGATTGATCTAGAACCTGTTCACTTGTTGCTTTCTTTTCCTGCAATTTTTGAACGGTATGTCCAAGAGACTCTAAAGACTTAGCATGATGATTCTCACTGCTGTAAGGCACCTCAAAGTTACCAAGAAAAACTATATTAGCCAAGATATTCCACCCATCTTATGTTTCTATAAGTATACCAGATTCTGCTATACTTGTAATAAAGGTAGGGTAATTGTGGATTTTGTTTATATATGTAAGTCTGGCGACAATGAAGAACTTAGGTACTCAATAAGGTCTGTTGTGCATAGTTTTCCAGACGCTAATGTGTGGCTTGTTGGTGGCAAACCAGATTGGTATTCGGGTAATCACATTCATATAGATCAAAATCACCATAAGTATGCTAATGCTATTAATAATCTTAATGCCCTGTGCAACTCTGATAAAATATCAAATGAGTTTGTTCTTATGAATGATGACTTCTTTATAATTAAAAGAATAGATTCTATTGATCAGTTTTATAACGGTTTGTTATCTGAAAAAATAGATAGGTACACAAAGATTACTGGGTCATCTATGTATATTAAAAAACTAATACTTACAAAAACAAGGTTGCTTGAGCACGGTATAAAAGATCCCTATGACTATGAACTGCATATCCCCATGGTGATGCAAAGAGATAAACTACTACCTATAATTAAAAAGTATCCTAGTTGTCTTTGGAGATCAATGTATGGCAATATAAACAGTGTTGGTGGCACACAAATGGAAGATGTTAAGGTTTATACTAATCCAAGGCACATGGCTAGATCAAATGATATAACAGAAAATTCTGTTTTTATGTCAACCGAAGATCAAGCATTTAAAATGATGTTAGATAAAGTATTGATTAAACTGTTCCCAGATAAAAGCAAGTATGAGTACGCCTAGAGGGATTCGAACCCCCGACAGTCTGGGTAGAAACCAGATACTCTTCCTCTGAGTTATAGACGTTTAGTAGAGCAGGTAGGACTTGAACCTACGATAGCCGAATTATGAGTTCGGTGCCTTAACCAACTTGGCTACTGCTCCAGATTAAATAAACTGTTTAATGCTTCTTCCACCAAGTGGATTAATTGTAACCCTGGCATTCTTTATACCGTGATCACTTCTATCTTTTTTATGTACCGCTAAGAACACTGGATCGTAACTTTCGGACGGTACAATTGGATTCCTAAGTCCATGATGAGAAGCAATAAGCATATAACAATCACCAATATTCTTTAATGATAAACTACCCTGTAACACAGCCTCAACATTGTTAAGACCAAACTCTAATCCAAAGTCTGTTCCATATATAGCCAACTGCTTCAAGGTGTTATCTTTAATCCTACGTGCCACAGTGCTTGCTCTTGGTAATTCGTTACCCATATTTTGTAGTGCAGAAATAAAACTTATTGTTTCTGGATGATCAAAAATTCTTTTTTGAAATCTTCTTGATGTTCCAGACCATTGTTGAAAATCTCTTGGACTGTTGCCATACTTGTGTGACACATGCATAACAGCATTACCTTCTATGTCCATGAAGTGAAAGTCTGACTTATATCCAAATGGAGAAGAGATTACAGATACAACTCTGTATATGTTTTCACTTACACGCACATCAACATAAGGCTTATTAGTTTTCTTTTTAATTTCTTCTAATTTATGTGAAAGGCTGTATACCTCAAGGTCTTGTTTAATTGTAGTATTCTGTGTTCTATTAGAAAACTCTGAATCTTTATAAAGGCTGGTAAGTTTAATCTTGTTGCCACCTTTTGTAGGGAGCAGGACAGAATTACCCTTTTCGTAATACCTCAATCCATCAAGGTCATCAATGTTTTCTAGAATAGATGTGTCTAATAAGATTAGTTCATCCATTCCAACAACATAAAACCCTTGACCAATGCTAATTCTTTTAGTAAAAATACTAAAATTATTACGCTTGGAAAGTTCTTTCATTGAAAGATTTGCCATTTATTTTGTAAATAATTCCTTTTGAAGACCATTCCAATACAAATTATAATAATTAATATCAAAAGAAAATCTCTTCATGTGTTGAACAACCGCACCAGTATGAGCATAAAGATCAACACCTGCAGCCTTTAATTTTCTAAAGAAAACAATATCTTCGCTAATGTATTTATCACCAATACCCTGCTCTTCTGCAAACAAAGAGTAGTCTGGGCTTACGCTGCGTAGTTTTGGAATGATTGACTTATGCATAAGAAGAAACCCAAAACCAGCAGAGTCTACCTGAATAAGTTGATTGATTGGAAGTGGATGAATAATTTGAAGTTCATTTTTATTATTGCCTTCCATAAAAAGTGCAGGGAATGGCTGCATTAAAGACTTCTCATTCTCCTTTGACACAAAGTACGTACCACTTACAACTGGTCTTGCAACCTTATCTGCTGCATCCCATACAAGTTTAAACACCTCTGGTGAGATAACAATATCTGAATCAATCCAAAGTAACCAATCAGACTTACTTACATCTGCCCAGTTATCAAACAATACCTGTCGCTGTCTACCAATTTGGTTTCCATTTACACGAATCTTGTTTACAACTTTAATCCCTGAAGCCAGTGCTGTCATGGTTGTATATAATACTCCGTCCATGAATCGACCATCTACCATACCACCATCACACCATGCTAAGGTTAGAGTTTCTTTTGAACTATGTGCCATTACTTATGTCCCTTCATATGTCTGCTCAATGTTAAGTGAGCAAAGTCTGATCTAACTTCTATTTCTTTCTTACAAATTTCACAGATAACTATTCTGTTATTCGCCATCCTGCTTCACTCCATATGTCATTGCAACATAACAAGCAATATATCCAAGCGCAAAGGCTGGAAGTAAAAATAGTGCATGTACCATCATCCTACTCCTCTCTTTTCCAATGAATGTATGACTTAATATATACTGCTGCATATGCTAAGGCACTGAAAATAAATCCATATTGATCTGTAACCAATGCATATGCAATCCATAAACATTCGTTAAACAATAGGATAAGCCATCCCCAAATTGTTTTACGTCCAACGAAGAATATACCTGCTACGCCAATGACGGCTAGCACCCATGACCACATCATACTGCTACCTGCCTTGGTATCATTGCGTTACAAAATTCACAAAAATCATATGATGATCCAGTAAATGGACATTCCCCAGCATATACTAATCTATGCTCTGTTAACTTACATCTTAATGACTTAATCAAATTAATTAACATTTATCTCGTTCTGCCCTCTAGCAATTGCTGCAGATATTTGAAAAGCCTTTGTGGTACGACGAGACTTATTAAGTCCTTTAGCCTTCCACAGATCACTTGTTCCTTCTATGTCCTGGGCAATCTGCTCACGGATCTCTTTAACTGTCTCAACAATAAACTCCCACAACTGTTCCTTGTGTTCATCTGAAAGTTCTTCAGTCCAGTTACTCATCTTCATCCTCAAATTCTTTTAGGGCATTGGAGTTATCAAAACAGAAATTACAGTCTCCATTTACTAAACGATTCCCACACCGATTGCAAAACATATTATCAGTATATCAAAGGTCTTGCAGTTTGTCAATTAAGCGTAAGACTATCTACCGCATCTATTAATAATTAGTAGTAGCCCACCTGAGATTATCAAGGCAAAGATTATGTCTATTAAAGTAGTCATTGATACATTATACCTTTCGTTTGTCAAAACTGGCAGGGTATATGATAAAATGATTATATGTGCCCATTATGTAATAATAAACTAACACCTATCATATACACAAGAATAGTAGATGACCGCTATATGCAGATGCATAGAGATGGTTTGATAATCCTTGCTGGTGAAGCAAATCGTTATGGAGATGCTCCAAAATCATATTGTACTAAATGTCAGGAACCATTCGATAGACTGGTCCCAATAGATAATATGGCTTAAACTACTGTTGGCTTACCGTTAAACAATGGAACAGAATCCATTAGAACAACGTTACGGCTAGTGACATATCCACCCTGCTTTTCAAGTTGATCTGCAGCCTTTGGCTCATCTTCAGCCAGAATCTGAACAATCATTTCTACCTTATATGTGAAGCAAGAAGTGTTCTCTACTTTGTCTTCCATTTTATCTCCTATTGTTTATGGCGTTTCTTATTACCCTGAGCCTTGACTGCTTCTTTAGCAGCATCAACATAGAGTTTGGTTAGAAGTTCAATACGCCTATCGAATTCCAATTTCTTAATCTCTTTGGCTACTTCTGGATCATACTTTTCTGTCATCTTTAACCCACCTAAGTTTGCCATCTTTCCATACCTGGATGTAGCCCAAGGCTCTCCAGTCCATACGCATGATACTAGGTTCTTTCATATACTAAGTGTAGCAGTTGCAAATCAAAAAGTCAAAAGAGCAGTTGTTCAGAGAATTCTCTACCGCATGCTCAGGCGGTGTGCCCTTTATATTTAAAGTCCGATGGCGGGACTAGGTAGTTTAAGTTAATAATATTAGTCTCCTTGCCTAGGGCGACCATATAATGATACCAAAAAATATGATTAAAGTCAAGCGCAAAATAGAGGTTAAAGTTCGGCGGCAAATAGAAGTAACAAACCTCCCAATGCCCTATGAGGGCACCATTGGTTATATCTCTAGATCGCCCTTATCAAAGGTATAAAGTGTTCCCCACTTGTGGTAAGGTTTAAAGAATATGCTCCACATTTTTGCGTGGTATTTATAGCGCCAACCAAAGTCTTTATTATCATCTAGATAAACAACCTTAAGCAAGTGAGGAGCAGCAATTGCTTCACAGGCATTGGCAAACCACCGTAGTGGCAATATTCTGGTTTGATAGATAGGTTTCATATCTGATTCCTAACAAACTTAGCAGCCATCTTAAGACCCTTGACAAGTCCATCATGGTAGTCTTGGTTTTTGATCACCTTAGTTGTGTCCCATATGCGATAGGATTCTTTGTCTAACAGGGCTGCAATCTCTTCATTACTCAAAGTCAACCTGGCTTTCAAATATACTGGTCATGTAGTTATCTTCTCCTCTTGCAATCTTAGCAGCAGCAATACGCATACCTAAAGCATTTGTTACACCTGCATCAATCGGCAAGTTCTCAATCTCCCGTGCAATCTCTTCTCGCAGGGTTATCTCGTCTAGGCTCATAGATCAAGTATAGCAAATTTTGGCGGGGATGTAAAGGAGAGACAATTACCCCCTATGTTAACCCCAAGACTGTTGCTGGAGATAAGCCATATAGTTGAGAAAGATGAATAAGCCTAGTAGTAGGATAAGGAATGGTTTCATATTGCCATTATAGCCTATATGCCAGATAACCTTATATGCCAGATATGCCAGATATACGCCAGAGATGAGGTTTGGATACCCTGGAACTTTAGCCTTTACTTAAGGTTTGTTAGCCTTTACTTAAAGAGTTATCCACAGGTCAAATAGGTAGTTATCCACAGGTTTAGTGGTTTGATAACGGTTTGATAACATAGTTATCCACAGGTTTATCCACAGGTAGATCTTACTGATATTTTTTAGATTTATCTTGGAGTGGAGGAAAGTGGAGTAAAGTGGGTTATTGAGCATTTAGACAGATGGGCTCGTAATGTCCAAACCTCAAACCTTCTTACCACCAAACCTTCATATTGTCAAATCCCCAAACCTCGATAGCGGATTATACATCCAAACCTCCTATTTGTCAAGTCCCAAACCTTAAAAACCTCCTATAAAAACATAGACATTTTGCAGGATTTTGTCCAAATAAATATATAAAGGTTTGTAAAATATCTAGAAAACCAGGGAAAAAGGTTTGATATCGTAATGTTTTATATAGGGGTAATTGTTGTGTATCTTTTGATCCCCCGCTGCGGGGCTGTCTACTAATCCTGGGATTCATCGCTGGGGCGGAGGATAAATAAGTGATGATCGTAATCTTATTAGTAGTATATACAACAACAAACCTCTATACCTGGACATAAGGTTTGACATATAGAGGTTTGTATGATATAAGGTTTGGCTATGAATCTGGAAAAATATTTAAACCTTCGTAATAAGTTTTTAAGGTTTGGAAAAAGTCCATGAATCTGGAAAATTATTTGGAGTATCGTAATGTCTTTTTCGTAAATGAGGTTTGGGTGGTTTGTCCCATATGTCCGAATTCCGGCACACCCGCCGCACATGGCGGCAGATGTGATCTTTAACTACTCGTTGCTTTTTCCTTCTGCAAATTCTAGTAGTTGGTCAAGGTCTTCAAACCCTTCATCCTTAACTTTCAAACCAGCCAAGAATAATTCCCATGTCTCAGTGACATAACGAATACCATCATCAGAAGGTTGGCAAAGGTTTTCGCTGGTTAGATAAGCCAATGGCAAACCTAAGTCGTTGAACTCAATAAAGTCTCCGAAGTTCTTGTCCTCTTTGTAATTAGAGTAAAGGTCTCCCAAGATGTCGCAAATGCTAGAAAAGTCTGTCATGATTGTATTCTACCTTCTTCTGTTCCTCTATGTCAAGTTGAAATTGTGCTGATTCTAATACTTCAAGTGCCCTGCGATAAATCAAGTAAGGTGTTGCCTTAGCAAGATAATAGCCAACCTTCTCCAAATCAAGGTGAAAGTCAGAAAGTAGTTTGCCAATTGCTATTGCAGTTTTCTCCTCGTTGCTGGTACGAACGGCTTTGCTTATGCGATACATACAAACTCCTCTCTATACATTGTATCAAAAAAATGGAGAGGGGGCAAGTCCACCACAACCTGCCCCCGTCTCACTATATGGACAGGGTGACCCCTACCCCGCCGTATGCTCAGCCAAAACCTTAGAGCCATATGCATGCATGAATGCGTCCCAGTCTACGGGTACATTATCTGTAATAGTCTTGTTAGTAAAGTCGATGACGACCGTCTGCTCCCCAAGGTCATAGTTGGTCCCATTAATAGCGTAGATACCAAACCCTGTCTCATCAAGGATATTGTGTTGAATAAGATAACTAATCATCATACGGGTGCCATAGGATGAATCCTGCCACCTAGGGGCTGCATGCTGCAGAGCATTAGCAATATCAATCTGCCATTCAGTCTGTCCCCAGTGACTGTATAGTACTACACTAGGTCCGTCCTGTGAGTCTTTAAAGACAAAGTTTATACGTGCTCCCATTATTCTTCTCCCTCGATATCTCCGTCAAAATCAATAACTACCTTGCTAACACGTCCGTCATCATTCATCTGGACATAGACAGGATAGAGACCGTCTCCATAGCCTGTGCTAAATACTACAGCGCTGTTGCCTAGCCCACCATAGTTATTGGCAAGGGTAGTAGCGCTAGCACCTTGATAGGAATACTGACCTACCTTACCCTCTAGTTCCCATGCGTCATTCTTGTTAGTATCCCAGCCGTCAAGATAGCACGGGTCTCCAACCATGGCTTGACCGCTGTCGACTGCAAACGAGCCTGCGTAAGTTAATTCTGTTAGTGTTATTTTATTCATTATAGGGTCCCTTCGATATTCTTAGATTGACATTCGGCACATTCGCCATTGCTAACATCATCATACCAGTCTGTCTCAACGTCGTCAAGTTCCCCTGCGGCATTGTAGATCCCCAACTTATGGGATGTCTCATCGTACCAAAATTTGGTAGTCTGTCCACAGTCAAGGCACTTAGGCATTCTTGCTCCTATCGTTGATAGCAAATGCTAGTTGATATGTTAATTGATATACAGCAGTTAGTGCGTCCATGTAACCTTCGTTATATAAACGTTCTACTGTATCTGAGTAGTCCTCATCAGAGCCTAACTCATTAGAGTTCTCCAGCAGAGGCACGAGTATCTTCTCACACTCATACATCATGTTCTTAAGTTCGCCATGTAGGATATCAGTTCCTGATTCCCCTAGGTCCACTAGTTTTTGTAGTCTTGGTTCTAGTTGTGTTGTTTCCATTACTTAATCATACCCTCTACCACTGACAAGATATGACGGGCTGCGTATATCTGCCCATTAGTATGGATAATAGAGGCTAGGTCCCCATCAGGAAACTTCTCCAGGTCCTGCTCTAGGCTAATGATATGTATCTTTATATACTCAGTCAGTTGATTCATCTTCATCCTCTTCTTCAGGTTCAGGCTGTTCTTCTACATCAATTGAGTAGACTTCAGCGCTGTAGGCATACTCTTCGTAATTCCAGCCTTCTTGCTCTGCGGCTTCAGCATTGTCTGCTTCAACCTCCATATAGTATTCAACAATTACCTTTACATCATACATTGGCATTTGCTTCTATCTCCTTTAGTTGTTCTGGTGTTACACACTGTGGACAGCAATCAAAATCAAAGCCACCAAACTTATCACTAATAAGGTTATCAACGTCCTCTAGTTCTGAATTACAGCCCTCACAGAAAAACCACGGTACAGAAACCCTAACCTGTATAGTAGTATTATCAGGGAAAGGAACTTCAGTAATGAAATACCCAATACGATTTACAAATCCCCAGCCAGACCATATGTAAGAGCCACCGTCATCACCATCTCCATACATCCAGATATGATTAGGGTGAGCCTTCTTTACAAACTCTACCTCTGCTCCATAGGTCTCAAACATCAAACCATCAAATGAGGCATTCGTATCTATATTATTAGGGATTGGTTTGTAGGTGGCTTCCCACTCTTCCATTGTCATTTCTATAAAGTCGTTAATTTGGGGGTTCCTTTCTTGGTGTCGTAATACAATTCTACTGGATGGGGAAAGGTTTGGCAACCTCGTAATAGGGTTTTAGGCTGTGACCTTCCTCACAGTCGCATCCTCTGAGCCAATAAAGATAATATTACTAAGCATTCCACACACGCAGTCAGGATCAATTGCTGGCGGGACCTTAGAGGTAACCTCAATCAAAGAATCACAGTTAGTACAAAGATAGTTATACTTGATCCACATTAGTCAAAGTACCCTTCTGCCCATAGCCCTGACAGGAAGTCTGAGGCTTGTGTAAGGTTTCTATGTAGCCAAGGGTCATCGTCAGGATTCACGGTAGTTAAAGCAGAATCAATAGCAAGAACCATGTTATCTAAATCATCTCTCTCATAGCCTAACATAGCCCACCACCATACTCATACATTAAATCCATTGCCATATGTAATTTACAATCACATTCTCCACCATTCATGTTATCCATGAAATCAAAATGAGAAAAGTTCTCATCATATATTTTTTGCATTAGTTCATCTATTGTGTAAGGTTTTGTTTGGGTCATGCATTAATTTTACAGGAAACTGGGAAATATGTCAACTCTCCGTAATGAATGATTGATAAAATAAATAAAATCCGGCGCATTTTTATGCAGTGCGATGTATATTTATTACTTGCGCCCCGTACGAGATTTGAACTCGTGATCTTCACAGTGACAGTGTGATGATTTAACCGCTAATCTAACGGAGCGTGTGAGCAGTTTTAAATCTTGCTCAGGATTTTTTGTTATGCTAGAGACATAACATTCTGCACAACTTTTAGCAGACGATTCTTTTCTGCGTTGATAGCAGGGTCAAATCCGCTTGCGCTTGCAAGGATAGATTCGTTATTTCCACCACGAGCAGAACGATACCAATCAAGGCGTTCAGTAAGTGCATTGAAAGCACCCCACGCATTACCAGCAATCATTCCGTTAAACTCGCCTGTGTAAATGTCGTTGATAACATCTACCTTGTTTTCCCACTTCTTGAGAGAACCCTTAGCGTCCTTTTCAGGCTTAGCATAAGCAGCGAGAATGATGTCATTGAAATCCTTAGCAGAAACTTCTTTCTCAATCATAGCCTTAGCCATAACATCGAACTCGTCCATGTAAGCATTTGCAAGACCTAAAGTCTCACGAGCAATTTGCACTTTACCATTTGCAGTTTGTGTATGGCGAATCTTGAAAGATTGCTTGATACCCTTATTCTTCTTACGACCTACGCCACCAAGAGCAAGGTTAAGAGTGTTAGCGCACACAACACGAACAGGTGTAATGCTTGCTTGAATAGCGATTGAGCCGTCATGTGATGTGTTGATAAGTAAATAAGTCTTTACCTTATCTGCAACACCGTTAGGGTCTAGGATTGTTTCACGCTCTAGTGCTAATGCACCGAATACAACACGTCCACCCTTGATTGAGCCAGCGGTTTCCCAACGTCCACCACCGTCTAGAATGTTATCACCGAATGAGAATAAATCTTCATTCTGTAAAACATGGTAACGCTCACCAACTACGCCAAGAACATCTGTCTGGGCATTGTCGGTAGGATTTGTGCGAACAACGTATTGGTAATCCTTGTCGCTTGTTAAGTGTGATGGGATTGGCATTTCTTCAAGACGAACATTCCAACCATTTAGACTTGCTGCTTCCAGCATTTCTAGTGTTGTTTTTTCTTCTGTGAATACGGTACCCAATCCATGCCATGCGGGTTCACGGAAAGACGCAAAAGATGTCTTGCCGTTTTGTGTTTCTAGGTCATGTGCCATAGGTTATTTTCCTTTTCTGTTTGTTTGTTAATACAATCATAACATGAGGGGCTGACAAATGCAAATCGGGATAGTTAAACATGGGGCAAATCGGACATTTGGGAATGTGGGGAATATCACATAATCGTAACTTGACAAACCCTGGATCGACGTGCCGGAAATTTTATAGAGCCTTTTTGATTCATGCTCAGGAATTGCGGATTCTTACAGTCCTCCACCAACTGGCTCTATAGTATTTCTATTATCGCCCTAATCAGCCTGGCGAAACTTGCGAGCCGTTTACGTGGACACTGCTCAGGTCCCTTTTTTGATAGCCCCCTATCAAATATTAACCCCAGTCAACATCTGCAGAATCAATAGTCCATGAAGTAACATCAATGTCACCATTGTTTGAATCAAGAGATAGTTCATCACCTAACACGTAGTGTGGGTCCCAATCTTCCATTTCATCCAGTGGTACTGACATTTCTACTTCAAATGAAATCATTCCTGAAACTGTAACAGTTTTCTTAAGTTCCCAACCAAAAAATTCTGTAATCTGCTGGAGTACTTCAGACTTATCATAGTTAGGATTATGTAGTTCAATTAATAATTCTTCTAAACCAAGCAATTGTTTAAAGTTTTCATCGACCGTCTTACGGTCCTTACGTGCTTGGTGTAAGGTCCACTCAATATCAGTAACCTTATCAGTCATGAATGTGGGTGCCTCTGGAGCCGCATATGTATCTGGTATAGCCTTATAGGTAACCAGTAGGTTAGGGTTGTATGGTACAGATAGTTGTTCTTGTGTCATTGATTCGCTCATTAGTTGTTTTCCTCTCCTAGGGCTTCAAATTCTTTAATGGTTTCTACCATTTCATTCATCTGACTTTCTGTCAAACAAACTGATGTAACTAGAGTAGCAGTTAGCGCTGACAAATTGGCTGAGTATTTAAATAAGAATTGAACAAACTCGTCGTCTGTCATTTCATTTCTTGCATGGTATAGGTGTCCAGCCATATCCATGATTGTTTCGTCATGGACTGCGGATGTTGTTGCGTCTTGAATTGCTATTGCGGTGGATATCATTGGGGCTTCTTTCTCTTGGTTATTAATATAATTCTAGCAGGGTGGGCTGACAAATACAAATGGGAAACTTAATAATCTCACATAATGGGATGTGACCTTGATCACAAATTCCGGCGCAAATTTCAGGGGTTTTGTAGTGAGCAGTTTATACACATACTCAGGTGTGTTATCTCAGGGAACACTTGCTATAAATAGCGTGGAGCGCAGAGATAAATTATTTAGTTGTGCTTACCATAGCAAGACGGCGCTGACCATTTGCTAACTGTAATGAAACTCTAGTAAGTTTAGAGTTGATTGGTGAGAACTTAACAATTCTACCTGTAACTCCTGTTTTACTTGTTGTGAATAGATCACCTAATTGGTAAGTGTATCCGCCTAGTGTCATTTGTTTTGCCTTTCTGTTGTGGTGGTAAAGTGGTGAGCAGTTTTAGTAGTCATACTCAGGACTTTTCCTTATTAGGAATTATAGGTAGCGTGCTACCGCATTGTATGTAGAAGTATTAACTACTTCCTCATCTGTCATTTTGAGGATACGAATTGCGTTAGACATTTCCTCTTTCTGCTCACGATAGTTGTGCTGATGGATTTGCTCAAAGTTGCGCTCAGGCTCAGCAGGAAAGTCCTTATCTGAACCTACAATGTCAAAATCAACATTGAGAGTCTTGTTCCAAGAACGATAGTTTGTTCTGATGTTCTCAGCCTTTGAGAAGTGTGCGATAGCAAAATCTGCTAACTCTTTCTGCCAAGCCTTGTATGCTTCTTGATACTTTGCTTCGTTTTCGTCTTGTGTTTTGTAGTTAGCCTCTAGTTCTGCTAACTTAGTTTCTAGTGCGGTGATTACTCGTTGAGTAGGGATTTTTACTGAGATTGCTTTTCCTCTTGCCATCTTTTATTTTCTCTTTTCTTTGGTGGTTAGTTTCTATTATAGGGGGTGGGTCTGACATTTCCCCAGAAGGGGGAGAGTTCTTACTTACGACATTTGGCGAGATACTCTCTAAACTGCCATTGTTTCGTTATCTTATTTTACTTGGCTGTCCAAGTTGTGTATCGGGTCTTTCCCTCTACATCTAGTGCTACACGAACATTTCCGTTAGCCTGTGGAATAATCTCCTTGATTACTCCTGTGACCTTTGACTTTTGTGTTGTGTAGGTGTCTCCTACTTTGTAAGTTGCGGTTGCTACTGACATTTTGTTTCTCCTTTGTTTTGTTGTTATTACTATTTTAGCATTTTCTACTGACATTTACAACATTTTTCTGACATTTCTCACATTTTGAGACGCTCAGGGTATGTGATTTATGTCACATCTGGACAATTCGGACTATTGGGACAAGAACAATAAGAATAACCATAGCATGATAAATAAGATAATTTGACTATCCATTGACCTATTCTATTTCTTAGTAGCGGAAAAAACTATGTCTGCTTTAGAGTATACACAAAGTGAGCACGAAACGCAAGCCGAGCCCTTCTGTGAAATAAGCGGAATAGACTTTAGGTTTTCAGGGCACTTAGCCCCAGGCTTATTAGTCAAGGCTTTCATGTCTGCCTGTCCAATTGCGAAATTTTTAGCAAGGTATGCAAGACGAATACCATGCGTAAGTTTTAGATCAATTCCTGTATCCTTATTCTCACTATCTGTAGAATAATATAAAGATAGATTAGGAATGTCTTTTAGGATGAGCGCTGCAGACTTTACTCGTGTGTATACCCAGAATTGAATGTCTGGCTGTTCTTCGATAACCATACGCCATGCGTGTGCATACTCATCATTAAAGAAATCTCCGTCCCAGTGGATACGGAATAGCATTTGTGCATTGCGCTTAACACAATCTGTTTTAAACTCTGCAACCATTTCTGAAAGTAGTGTAAACATTTCCATGCGGTCTGCATTACGTAGTAGTTCCCAGTTATGCAATAGGTTTTTCTTTACTGTTGGGAATACCTTTTCAAGTCTGCCAGCATAGCAAACACTCTCGCAGACGCTAGTCGCTCCAGGACATGAATAAGACTTTCCTGCGGGTAGTCCGAACGTGTTAGCGATACTTGCTTGCTTTCCATTTGGTGTGACAAGATTAGCAACCTTTCTATCTTTTGAGCGTATTAGTTTAGTCATGGTGGAGACCTCTTTCTTTCTTTAATTCTAGCATTAGGGACTGACATTTCTTTCTGTCATATTTCTTTTTATTTGGTACGGCAGAGGCTGCATTGCTACGGCGTAATTCCATAAGCCTGCGTAATTCCTCAGCATTTTTTTTCATACTTAATCTTAGCAGAAATAGGAAAAAATGTCAACTCCACTTAATGGGGTGATTCTGGACAAAACGGACACGCCGGAATTTTTTATGCAGTGTTATGAATAATTATTCTTCTTCATCATCTACAAAAACATATAACTTAAACATGTCTTCATAGTCGCACATCTTTACATCTTCTTCATCAAATTCATTTTTGTAAGTAATTGCATAGTTATCACCCGTTGCATCATCTTCAACGGAAATAACTTCTACAATTTCTCCATCAATATCAATTAGATCGCCTTCCATTAATTGGCTTGGCGTTAGTAAATCTGCATAAATAAACTTCATGTCAATCATTGTAGCACTCATTTTATTCAAGCCCCAATCCTAATTCGTATCCGTTATCTTCTGCGCCATAGAAATCTTCATCATCTTGTGGCAACCATGCATCTAAGTGGTGTTGTTCAATTATTGCATACGCAGGTGCGTGGCTCATGCCCTTATAGAATACGCCTTCAGGCATTGCAATATAACGCATAGCGTCATTATCGTGGTATGCGTCAATAGCCTCGATGCAAGGTGCGACCATGCTTAGTGGTACTGGCGGATAGTGATTACCCTGCAAGTGATAACCGATAGCCTGTTCAAGGCTTATGTCTAAGTTAGTAGCCAAATCTATTGCTGTATTGTTTCCCATTATCGTGTTGTTACCTTTCCATTGGTGTAAAAATTCTTTGTATACATTTTGCCACTAGGGTCTGACAAATTATAAGTAGCGTATTCCTTAGCGTCTCCGCTATCAACACACTTATTCCATGAGTCTACTATTTCTAGTAGGTCTGCACTTCGCAGGGTATGGACAAGATTTCCGTCATAGGAAATAGTTAGTGAGTATAGGTATTCCATTATGCATTCTCCTTATAAAATTCGTTCATTACACTTTCAGAATACCATTCGGCATACTCATTTTCAAGTTTGATACCTTCTGCACAAGTGCAAAACTCTGTATCAAAATCCTCACCATTAGCCCAACCTACTGAGCCTGAGTCAAAACACTCAAAACAAGTGCCTATTGAGTCAAATAAGTTTCCCATTATTAGTCTCCAATCTTTACTGCAAGTATGCGGTATGTATCTTTTAGATTAAGTGGTGCTGAGTAGTGAGGGCGAACCTGCACAAGATAACTCTCGCAATCTGAATACCATACATCAGACTTTTCTGCTGAAATGATTTCTCCCGTTAGTGTTCGGGACTTATAAGTTTTTCCTACAAGTAGGTTTTCTATTGTATAGACATTTGCTGACATTTGCCAACCTCTTTCTTTTTGTTGATAATTCTATCCTATCATGGGTGTCTGACATTTTCGGTTAGACACGCCGTAACAAGATAAACTTTCTTTTATTTATTTTTCTTACTATGTAAGTCTAGCCTATTAGAGATAATTTATCAAGTTACTAGCAAGTAAATCCAAATAGTGAGACGCTCAACAAATGTGAGAAAAATCACATCGTACGTAAGGTTATCCACAGCCTGTGGACGACACGCCGGAAAATTTTGTGTGAAGCAGTTTTAAAACTTGCTTAGGTTTTTTATTTTATTTTTTAAGTCGTTCACTTCTCAAAGCAACTTGCAATCTGCGAATTTCTTTTTGCATTTCAATGTTTTGTTTCCAAAACATTACCATTACAAAAACAGATCCAGCAAGTGCAATTGTTATTCCGATTAGTGTTCCAGTATCTAGAATCATGCTTTCACCTCAACGCCATCAACGCAAGCATCATAGAATTTACTTTCATCAAACCTAGGATTGTCAGAAGCAAACCATTCGCTAAATTCAAAAACTAATTGGTCAAAATCATTTGAGTCAATGTCATCAACAAATTTATTTAGAATTTTTGCAGTTTCTACGTAGTCTTTACGTGTCATCATTAGTTTAACCCATTTTCTTTTAGGTCTTGAATTGCGAGGTATACAAGACGAATAGACACGCTAACCAAAGCAATTTGCACTAGTATTGTTAAGAATCTACTCATTACTCTACCACCTTTAGAATTGCATAGGACCCGCCTGCATTGATTTCATCAATTACTGGACCGATAGCGGGAGCGATTAGTTCTTTTAGCATTGACTCTAGCATTTGCACTCGGTCCATTTCTGAAAGTTGCAAGAAGCGTTGTGCTACTGGATGAGTTTCATCAAACTCGGTTACGAATTTTAGAGAGTGTTCTACTTTTACCATTAGAGTGAAGCCTTTCCACGAAGTGTGCCAGTAATTCCAAGAGTATCGCAAGCGATTTTTACAGATACACCAACAGGGAGAGTGTTAGGGTAAGTTGAAATAAATTGAGCGACCGCACCTTTTGAGGGTAGCGCAATTGTTTTTGTTGAACCATTAAAGGTTTCTAGTTTTACAGTGTAAGTCATTGAGAGACTTCCTTTCGTTTAAGTGATAAGACTATCCTATCACGAGGGTCTGACAAATTGGCTACTTATTTGCTAAGGCTCATTGTGATTTGTATCACACTTATTTGCTTAGGCTCATTAGCCTTTTTGTCCTTTATTTAGTTTTTCTTATGTAGTAAGACTATCATACAAAGTCTGAAAAGTCAAGACGACACGCCGTTCAGGGGATGTGATTTATATCACAAAGCCCCTTCCTGAAACAAGCCTATTTCTAGGTCAAGCAATTCTTGAGGGGTAGCCTCAGATAGGTCAACCCATCCAGCACCCTGCTCATCTAGTCTAAAAATTTCTATGTATCCCATATTTGGAACCATCCTTTCTTTATTTTCTTACTCCGTAAGTCTAGCATATAAATCTCAAAAAAGCAAATCGACACGCCGTGTTTTCGGGAAATATTTATGTGATCTTAACCACACTGCGACACGCCCGAATGCGCCGGAATTTTTATTTATGCAATGCAATGCATAGTTATAACTCACTCACCTCTGACAATTGTTCACGAAATGATTTTGCAATTTCGTTTTGTTGTTTCTTTGTTAGTGAAGCCCACATATAACCAAGTAAATAGTGTGTGCCACTATCTACATTACCATGACGAATTTCATTAGACATTTTTTTAACTTCTTGAAGTAACTGTATATCTACCATTTTATATCTCCCAACAATTTGAACAAGTGATTACATCATCAGCAGAAAAGTATTCGCTGGAAATTTTATCATTACACAATTTACAATTTAGAGTTATCATTAGTTTGATACCTTCCAATCTCTCCACATTGGGAGACGCTCAGGGTCGGTATCATCATACCAACGCTCAATGTTATTCTCGCAACTTTCGCAGAAAGTGTATTGAGTATCTGATACCTCAGAGATAGCAGATTTATTAGGTGTATGCTCTTTGCATACTGTTAGTGTTAATGTAGTCATTACTTGACCACCTTTCTTGAACAATTTTCTTTATGTACGAAACAAGCGTATTCGCACTCTGAGCAGATACTATCTGCAAGACGCTCACGAATTTGTGAGTAACTCTCTAAGGAGTTTCTATTTTCAAACAATGAATTCATTTTGAATTCCTTTCTTAGTTAAAACCTTTTTAACTTTCTTTATACTAGTAAGTATAGCAGGGGGGTCTGACAAATTGATGGGTGCAAAACGGACATTATGGACAAAAGGGATTGTGACCTACATCATGTGGATAACTTGAGCGTGATTTAGTAGTGTGATGTGCATCATGTGGATAACTTTTTTCCGGCTCGTGTGGTGTAAATCACATGCGACACGCCGTGTTTGGACTTGACTTTTGGGGTTATCTATGCTATACTTCCAGTATTAGATAGTTAAAGTATAACTACTAAACGAAAGGGATACAAAATGAATCCATTTACAGCGCTAATCGACTTCCTAGACGAGAACGCAGACTATGCCCCTATTGGAGCCTTTATAGGCTTAGGGATAGCCCTAGTGATAGCCTTTACGCTTGGAGCGTGACCTATCTCACACAACGCCTACGGCGTGTCGCCTTGACTTTTGGCAAGGTATGTGATAGGATACTCCTATAACAATTAAATACAAATCCTAGTGAGCCCTACTAAGTAGGCAAATAACCTAGGTCAAGGAAAAAGATAACACAAGGTTATCGCATTAAAAGAAAGGTAGTTATACAATGACTACACTAAATACATACAAGGGTCTACCACTAGACCAAAAAATCGCTATCGCTGCACAAATGGTAGTAGACGGACAAACCGTTTCCTTCCGTGGTGCTAGCGCTGATACCTATAACAAGGTTATGGCACTTGCTAATCGCATTAAGCAAGAGTTAGAGTTTCCACTATGTCCATGTGAGGAGTGTAAGTAAATGAAAACTAATTTTGAGGTAGCACAAGAGATTAACACTCTTGCTAAGAAACACTATGGTGACATGGACTTAGCATTTGCATGGGGTTGTGCTCAGGCATTACTAACCACTAAACAA